TCAAGTAGGAACGGAGGAACCTAAAGATGAAAATAACAGTTAATGGAAAGATATCAGAAGATGCACTTAAGGCCGTCTTGGAGACACAAAAACAAAAGACAATTATCATTGATGAATATTGTAAAAAGGAAAGGCTAGAGTCTTTGTTCTATAAGGATTCTGAGCTTGAATATGAATTTCAAAAGACTGATAAACAAGTAGCATCAAAACCTAAGAAAGTTGAGGTCAGACACGTTGATCAAGGAAACTAGACTTGCTGATGTGACGCTTCATGAAGAAGATGACAAAATGATTTTAGAAGGCTATGCACTCGTCTTTAACAACGAAACACTCATCGGTGATGAAGAATATGGTTTCATTGAAGAAATTGATTCTAGAGCACTAAGTGATACCAAAATGAAGGATGTTCCTATGAAATATAATCATATGGACTCCTTTTTAATTATTGCCAGAACCAAGAACCAATCCCTATCACTTAGTGTTGATAATATTGGTCTTAAAGTACGTGCAGAATTACTAGATACCAACACAAACCAAGATATCTATAAGATGGTAAGAAGTGGTTTGCTAGATAAAATGAGTTTTGCTTTTACGGTTGATGAACAAGTATGGAACCGTGAAGGGGACATTCCTAAAAGAACCATAACAAAGATAGAACGCTTGTATGATGTGTCGGTTGTGGATACACCAGCATATGATGCAACACATATATATGCTCGTTCTTTAGAATCTATGGAATTAGAACTAAAGGCTATGGAGTTAGAAGAGCAAGACAAAAAATCAATGATTATCAAAAAACGTATTAAAATTAAAACACGAATTTAAAAAGGAGAATAACGATGAATTTAGAATTAAGACGTAGAGAAATCGAATCAAGACTGACTGAAATCAGAGGTCTTGTTGATAACGAAACAGAAATCACCAAACTTGAAACACTAGAAACTGAAACAACTGAGCTCCAAGAAGAACGAAGTGTGATTGATAAGAAAATGGCAATCGCAACTAAAACGGAAATTAAACCGATTGTAATTGATAGCAGAAATAAAATCGATAAAGAAAAACTAGAACAGCGTGGGGCTAGTTTACGAGAAAATCGTGTTATTCAGGTATCAAGTGAAGAGATCTTGTTACCTGAACACACAGCTTCAGGACTAGCACCTATTCCATTTGCTCAAGTATCAACTCTAGTGGATCGCGTGAATGTGATCAACCTAAATGGTGGAGAAACTTACAAGAAATCATTTGTTAAAAGTAATGGCATCGCTGGTACGACACTTGAAGGACAACCTTATAGTGAAACTGAACCTGCATTTGGCTATTTAACGATTTCTAAAGTGAAGATTACTGCTTATACAGAAATTACTGAAGAATTGGAAAAACTTCCTTCTATTCCTTATCAAGCTGAAGTATTACGTAATATCAATATTTCACTCAAAAAGAAAATCAGTGAGCAAATCTTACGTGGTGCAGGAACAACCAATACATTCACTGGTATTTTTAGTGATGCAGCAGTTGCACTTGCAGATAAAGCAGCACTTGAAATTGAAGCGATCACTGATCAAACACTTGATGACATTGTCTTTGCATATGGTGGAGATGAAGAAATCGAAGGTGGTGCTGTTCTTATTTTAAATAAGAATGACTTACGCGCATTTGCAGGTCTTAAAACACAAGAAGGTCGCAAAGTGCATACCATCGATTATGTAAGTAAAACAATCGATGGAATCCCATATATCATCAACTCACATTGTAAAGCGGTCTCTGACAGTAATACTGCAGCTGGTGAATATGTTATTGCTTATGGTGCTCTTAAGAATTATGAAGTGCCTGTGTTCTCATCAGTTGAAATTGGTAAATCAACAGATTACAAATTTAAAGATGGCATCATTAGCTACAAAGCATCTGTATTTACGGGTGGTAACGTCGTAGGCTATAACGGATTCCTACGCATTAATAAGAAAGCTGCAGCTTAGTAGCTAAAGCTTATTGATTGGATAAGAAAGGATTGATCTCATGGCGATATTAGATATTGTTAAAAAAGCACTACTCATCCCTCTGTCAGAATCGTATGCTGACGATGAGTTATTAACTCATATAAGTAGCTGCAAAGCATATCTGATAAGTTGTGGGATTGATTCTTCTTATATAAATGACGAATCAAATCCGATGGTTAGTACAGTAATTATTATTTATGTGAAGACATTTTTTGGTTTCAAAAATGATGGCAGTGCGAAAGAACTACCCAAGACATTTGATATGTTGGTCGGTCAAATTGCATTAACAAAGGGAGTACAAGATAATGTATCCTAATTCACCAAATATCAGATTAAAATTGCTAACCATGGATTTGGTTCAAAATTCTATTGGTTCATCTACCTATCAACTTCAACATTCAAAAGAAGTCATAGGTATTAATTTTAGTATCACTTCAAATGAATACTATGAAAGTAAGCGATCAAACATCAAGATTGATATTGCACTCAAGATTCAAAGTTTCTTATATGACGACAGCAAATATGCAGATATCGGCAGCGTTATATACAAGATTGAACGAACCTACCAGATTGGACAGTTTATAGAACTTTATTTGAATAAGACGAAAATCAGAAAGAGTGACATCATTGGTTACACTTGATGATTTAGGTGCTGCTATATCGAGTATGGTAGATGACTATGCACAAGAAATGATTATGAAACTCGAAAAAAGGCTTGATGAAACAGCACAGGAAATTGTGAATTATATTAAAACTCAAGCACCAAGAAGTGGTGGCTCAAAACCATTTGCTGATTCTTTTATTGCGGAATCTCAAGGTAGTGGAATCCATAAGACAATCTTCATCTTTTCTAATAAAAAAGGGAAATTGACACACTTACTTGAATTTGGGTTTACACATCGCGGTGGTAAATATGTAGGACCAAGACCATTTTTGCGTCCGGCTTATGATTTGCTAACACCAAAGATGCTAGAAGATATTAAAAGGATTATCGAAAAAGGTGATGTTTGATGCAGGAAAAATTAGAAGTTTTATTTGATACTTTGAATTCCGTGTTACCAGGGAACGTATCTTATGGGACTAGAGATGGAATAGAAGAAGATCTAAATTACATCATCTACCAAGAGTTAAGTAATCGAGCGATTGTTTATGCAGATGATAGAGCAGTAGCGAAAGTAGCAACCTTTCAAGTAAGTTTGATTACTGAAAGAAAGAATTTAGGTTTAGAGGAACAATTAGAAGCATCCCTATATTTTAGGGGATATGAATTTGAATTATTATCTGAATTCGTCAATCAAGACGGTTCAGTCAACAGAGTATACGAAATCAAACAGGAGGTTTTTTAAATGAGTAACAAAGTTACATTTGGGTTAACAAACGTACACTATGCACTCGCTACTCAAGCAGAAGATGGTAGTTGGACGTTTGCAGCACCTAAACGTTTAGAGGGGGCACAGGAAATTACTACTGAAGCAATCGGTGGTAGTACACAAGTGTATGCAGATGATAAAGTCATCGCCACCTTAGTATCCAATTCAGGAACAACAGTCACACTGAAATTTACTGAAATTGATGATGTATTTAAAAAAGATATATTTGGTGTCTTAGAAGATACTAATGGAAATTTAGTAGAGGTAGTGAATGGTGAAACAAAAACATTTGCTTTAGGATATGAAATTCAAGGTGATATCAAAGCTAGACGCATTTGGTATTTTTTATGTACAGCTACACCATCAGGCGACGCAAGCAAATCTAAAGCAGATTCCATTGAGGCAAACTCAATCACACTAAACATTACAGCTAGACCAATTGAATCAGGAAATAATCTGATTTTAAGAGTTATTGCAGGCGTAGGAGATACAAACTATCCAGCTTTTCTTACGACTACACCTAGATTACCAACATTCATTTAAGGAGAGAACATGGAAAGAACACTTAAACTAGGCGATAAAGATTATCGCCTTCATTCGTCGCTATTCACGATTATTGATTACCGCAATGTGTTTTCAACTGAATTATTCAGTGATATTAAGAAATTAGAAAAATCAGATATTAAACATGAAGAAGATCTATCTACAGTGATTGATACCATCTTTCGAATCATCTATATATTAAACAGACCTTTTAGTAAACAATCTTACAATGACTTCTTAATGTCATTGGATTTTTCTTTATTAAGCAATCAAGATGAATTAGAAAATCTGACGAATGCGATAGGTGAAATGCTCGGGACATTTCAGAAAAGACCCACAACCAAACCGCCCTCAAAAAAATGATGATGTAAACATCACAGCAAACATTATATTCAATCTCGCTCATTTAGGTATTTCTATTGAAGATTCAAAGAACTTTGACTTAGAAACATACTTTGATATTGCAGAGCTAGAAATGAATATTAATAATGGGAAGCAATCAAATAAAAGAGCAACACAAAGAGATATTGATATGTTCCTATTGTGATTATCTAATAATATGATAGAATATAAATAATTCTAAATTTTTTACATCTCGCATTATTTTTGAGATGTAAGGAGGTGAAAACATGTTAAAGAAAATAATACGCATGCTCACCATCATATCTAGAATATGATGTGTAGCACGATTTATTTGATTTATCATTTCATTCTTCATTTAGATGAATGAGGGAAGCATGACTACGGTTGTGCTTTTTTCAATAGCTATCCATAAACATATCATCTGATGTGTTTTTTTATGAAAGGGAGGTGAGTATTAGTGGCAGAAACAGTTAAAGGATTAAATATTAAGCTAAGCCTTGATGGTAAAGATTTAGAAAATGAACTCAATGGAATAAAAAAAGATTTAAAAGAACAAAATAAAGACCTTCAAGCCATTAATACTAATCTTCGTTATGATTCATCTAATCTAGACTTATGGAAATCAAAACAAGGCAAACTTAATGATGTCCTAACTCAAACAAAGAAGAAACTAGAGACACAGAATCAAGAACTTGATAAAGCGAAAAAGGCTGTGCAACTTGGTGATATGAGCCAAGAAGAGTTTAATAAGTTAAAGCGTAATGTTCAATATACCGAAGCAGAGCTATCTAAACTAAATAATGAACTTGGTAAAACCAATGATAAAATTAGAGAATTAAGCAATGCTAAATTTGATAAGATTGGTAAACTTGGGTCAACACTCACAAAATCTGTAACGGTTCCTATTTTAGGAGCCGTTTCTGCTTTAACGGCCTTTTCAGTAAAAGCAGCATATACTGCTGATTCCATTGGAGATTCCGCTCAAAAGATAGGTTTAACTGCAGAAGCATTACAGGAATGGAATCATGTTGCTACGATCATGGGATCATCAACTGAAAGTCTGAATAAGGCATTTATTAAAGTCAATGGCATTTTAGGCGATATTGCAACTGGTAATGCAGATAAAGTAGCTGATAGTCTAGCACTGATTGGACTATCTGTAGATGATCTAAAAGGTAAGAATGCTGATGAGGCCTTTGAAATCATTAGTGAAGCACTAAGTAAAGTAGAGGATGAAGCATTAAGAGTTGGTGTGGCTAATGAATTCTTTGGAGAGAAAATTGGCACTGAGCTTATTCCAATTTTGTCTAGTGAAATTTCTACGATTAGAGATTTAAGACAAGAAGCAAGAAATCTTGGAATAGTCACTAATGAACAAGCAGCACAAGCTGGTGAGTTTACCGATGCACTGGATAGAACAAAACAAGCTTTATCTAGTTTAGGTGTAGATATCGCAACAACGATGATGCCAATCTTACAATCATTAATCATCAAGGTAAGAGACGAAATGATTCCTGTTGTCAAAGACTGGGTTTTTAGATGGAACAATTTAGATTCAGATACTAAAAAGATGATAGCAACCCTTATTGGACTCGTTGCAGCTATAGGTCCTGTCTTAGCTATTGTTGGTAAAGTTGGACCACTACTCAATATAGTGGCCATGACGCTTAAAGGTGTCGGTTCTGCAGGGCTTTTCGCAGGCGCAGGTATAAACTTTGCTACGCTTGGAATAGGCGCCTTAATCGCCATTCTTGCTATGGCATTATTTCAAAGTGAAGAATTTAGAGCATTGCTTGGTAGACTCATGGAAACCTTCATGCAGCTCTTACCACCCATCCTTGAGATTGTCGATAGTTTAATGACAGCATTGCAACCCATATTAGATGTAATTATCAATTTAGTAGTTATGCTCATTGATTTATTAGTTCCTATCTTAGATATCATACTGATGTCATTGATTATGCAAGTAGAGATGTTTGCTGAAATATTAGAAGCTTTAGTACCACTCATAACAGTTGTTGGTGAAGTTTTAAATGCCATCTTAGTTCCAGCGATTAAACTATTAATGTTTGTCCTTGAACCTGTCTTAAATATAGTTCAAAAAATTATTGAATTCATTCAAAAGATATTTGAGTGGATTGGTGAACTCCCTAAAAAGATCGGTGACTTTGGAGGCAAGATTAAAGATACATTTTCAAGTGTAACTAAAGGTATATCAAACATTGCTAATAAAGTAACCGATGGTATTAGTAATTTTGCATCGAATGCTGCTAGTAAAGTTAGTGGATTCTTTGGAGGTGTTGGAGATTTCTTTTCCAACACATTTAATTTGAAAGGATCTAGCACCGTCAATAATGCAAATTCAAACGCATCAACAAGTAATACCAACAACATCACAATCAATACAACCTCACCAACCTTTGATATTGATTCCATCAATAAGGCATTAGGAGGTAGTGTGATTTGATTAGACAATTTTATTTAGAGAATGAATTCGGTGATATCTATTATTTTAATCATAAAAACCAGACCATTATCTCTCAAGTAAGTGGTCTTGGATTTTCTTTAGATATGAAGTATTTGGAATACAGTCGTTTTTATGCTCGTTCAGAATATAACATCCCTTTATCTGAAATCAATGAAACATTAATCT